CATCATCCAGCCCACGGGCCACGGCTGCCGCGATGTCGTCGGCTGTGGCGTTGCTTTCGCTCACGCTGATGTTGATCGTGGGCGCCAAGCTCACTGACGCGCTGCGGCTGCCCAGCATCTGGGCGGTGTCACTTGCGGTGAAAATTTGGCCTGATCTTCGAGGGCTGAACAGCTCTGGCCCTTCCTCGCCGACGATGTAGGAACCGCCAGCCGTGACGGGGCCGCCTAGGGCTCTAAATCCTTCAGGCCCCCAGCTCGGCCCTGTTGAATTTAAGGGGGCGCCGGTAGGCCCAGACAGGCCCGGAGATGTGAGCGAGTTTGGAACCGTTGTGGTGTTGCCTCCATCATTCCCGCCGCCGCCGAAGATGTTCATGGGGTTGAGTGCGTTTGCAACCTTGCCCATGGCATTCTTGAACCCGTTGACCAGCCAACTAATCATCTCGGGCCAGATCTGTTGGAAGCCGTCCCACATGCTCTGCAGGGCGTCTTTGCCAGCCTGGAACAGATCAATTCCGGTGAAGTGCTTGACGATGTCATTGACAAAGCCCGCAATCCTGAGCGGCAAGGTAAACCAGATCTGAATCAGGCCGCTCACGATTTTGCCCGCGTTGTTTTTCACGGCATTGAAGCCGTTGACAAAAAAGGTTTTGACGTTCTCGATTATTTCCATCACGCGCCCAGGAAGCGCGCCGAAAAAATCACCAATAGCGGTGACCACGTTGCCCACTACGCCGGGCAGGGCCATAAACGCGGCGGCTATCCCTTTGCAGATCCACCTGATCTCATTCCATAGGGCATCGACAAAATTTCGGAACGGTTCGACCCGCTTGTAGAGCAGCTGGAAAATGCCGATCACGACGGCGACCGCTGCAATGATCAGGCCGATTGGCCCCAGGGTCGCGACCCAGGCCCCGACCATCGTTAGCTTGAACGCTGCGATTGCTGCTGTGACTGCGCCAATGATTGGCATGGCCACAGTGATTCCGATAAAAGCAGCCGCTACAGCCCCGAGCAGCGTGGACAGAATCGGCATGTCTTGGAGCAGCCCTGCGATCGGTGAGGCGATAGCCGCCAAGGTTTCCGCCACCGCTGCGATCGGCCCCAGCAAGGGACCGCCAAACGCAATGGCTAGGCCTTCCAGGGCGGACTGCAGCCGCTTCATGGTTCCGGCCAGGCCCTTCATTCTGGTTTTGGCCTGTTGTTCTGCTGATCCCTCGCTGTCGGCAACTGTGTCGATCATTTTGGCCAGCTCGCCATTGGCAGCTGCCTGCATCAGGATCCCGCCAGCTGCAGCCGTCCGAACGCCGAACAATCTTTTTTGAAGATCTCCCATTTCCTGCGGAGTCTTTCCGAGGGCGACCATCTGGCTTTGAACGTCTTTCAGAATCTCGGGGAAGTCGCGCATATTGCCCTGAGAGTCTGCAACGGCTACGCCCAGCTCAGACAGTGCCTTTTTCGCGGTTGTATCGGTGGCAAGCCTTTGGAAGACGTTCCGCAGTGCCGTGCCAGCTTCTGCCGATTTCAGGCCACTGTTGGCCAGGATGCCGGCCATGCCGGAAACCGTTTCAAGTGAAACGCCCAAGCCCGGTGCAACGCCGCCGACCTTCTCAAAGACGCCCGCCATCTCTCGAACGTTGGTGTTCGCGCTAGAGCTTGTCTTAGCCAGCACGTCATTGATTCTGCCTAGGTCGCTGACCTGCAGGCCCATGCCGCCCATCACGTTTGTGGCGATGTCGGCTGCCTCAGATAGCTCAATAGCGCCAGCGGCGGCCAGGTTCAGAGTCGGGCCTGTGGCTTTGAGAATCTGTTCTGTGTTCAGGCCAGCCATGGAAAGCATTTCCATCGCGCCGGCCGCTTCTGTCGCCGAGAACTGCGTGGTTCGGCCAAGGTCTTTGGCCAGTCCGGTCAGTGATGCGAAGTCTTTGCCCGTGGCACCGCTAACGGCCGCCACTGCCTGCATGGACTTCTCAAAATCCATGGCCGTTGTCACGGCCCCCTTGATGGCGAAGCCCAGGCCACCCGCTGCGACAGCGGCCGTTTGGAAAGCGTCAGACCTTAAAACGTTTTTGAAGCCTTTCGACCCTGCGGCCAAAGGCTCCGAAACGCTGCGTTTAATTTTTTCATTGAAGGTCAGAACGCGCCTCTGGACCTTCGCAATGCTTTTTTTGAAAGACTCGGAGACTTCTGCCCCGAGCAACAGAGTGAGCTTCGCTGGTCCTTTTGCCATTGCTTAGCCCCTCCGTGTTTTGGCTTTCGTTTGCTTGGCGATCTCTTTCTCGATGTCCTGAGCCGTCTTGACCCAGTCGGTGAGATCTTCGATTGTCAGATCTAAAATTTCATCTAAGCCCCACCCGGTCATTTTTGCGAGGATGACAACGCCTCGCCTTAAGTCGGCGACTGGGGCGACTGGAAATCCTGCAACACCTCAGACAGTCGGGTGAAGTCGACGGTGTCCAAGGCCTCGATGGTCGAGGGGGGAACCTCGCAGAGATTGGCGAAAAATTTCACCGCTTTTTCTACGTCGGTTCCCTTTGCCTTGTCGGCAATCATCTGATCGCGAACGGTCGGCCGTCTCATCGTTAAAGAGTCGACCGACACCCCATCAATCTCAACCTCATAGGTGAGTTCGATGGTTTCAGTTGGGCGCGGTTTTGATGCCATCTAATCAGATCCCCATTGCAGTGCGTAGAGATTCGAGCTGATCGGTTCCGTTGATGATCCGCTTCATGTTCTCAACATCGATCTCCTGAAGGATTTCATTAGCGATGCTGAGCTTGTAATAGCGAACCTGCATCTCGAAACTAGCCTCAGTCATCGCGCCAGCCTCAAGGCTGCCGGGATCAAACTGAGAGATCGAGCCGGTGAGGTTGACCACCAGGGCGACGGCGTCCTGATCACCGTTGCGCTGCAAAGCGCCTCGGACGGTCAGATCGACGGCGTTCTGATCGTAGAGACCGAAAAGCTTCAAAACCTCAACGTCATATTCGGCCAGGGTGAAACTGGTCGTCAGGGCCTCCATGCCCATATCGATAGCAATCGGAGCATCGAGCCCGCCGGCTCTGTACTCTTCAGTCGCAATGCCCAAGGTGGGCAGGGTCATCTCGGTGACTTTGCCGGCGTAGCCGGTCCCATCAACGAAAAGCGAAAAATTTCGCAGGGTGCGTGGCAGCATTGATCAATCCTCCTCAGGGTGTGGGTTCAGTAGAGCCAGAACCGGACTGATTAGCCGTGGACTGGTTGCCGGGGTCGTTGTTGTCGGTTTGTGCCAGGGCTGACTCATCATCCTTCTCACTGTCGGTGAGAACGTTGACAAGGAAGCCATTCGTCAAGATCGAACGGAAGCGCACGCGCTCGGCGGGATAAGTCGGGGTGATCTCGAAATCAATCGTGACCTGTCCGTTGCTCACGTCGGTTGCGCTGTTGGCGTCAGGATCGATGAAGACCCGGCTGCCCAGGATTGCGCCGCGTGTTTCAAGGCTGCGAAGGTAAGACGCGACAGATTCTGAAACGTCTTGCAGATAAGTGCGGGTGATGCAGCGATCAACGGCCCAGAGGTGGGCGCGCATCACGCTTTCGTTGACCATGTCGATGATGCGGCGAGTGCTCAGGAATTGATATTGAGCATCTGTTGTGGTGCTGTGGTTGCCCCAAAGGCGGAAACCACCTTCTCTAACAATGGTCGCAACATCATTCTCATTCAGGATGTTGGCCTCGGCGTTCTCATCGCCCAGGAAGAAACCGACGGCGCGAGATGTGCCGACGATGCCCTGAATGATCCGGTTGCTGGGTGAATACCAGAAACCGCGCTCAGCGTCAGATTTGGCAATTACGCCAGCGACGAAAGCGGAAGCGGGCAGCGTTGTGCTTGCGCTTGTTTTTACCCAGGGATCGACAACATAGAGACGATCAGAGACGTGTAAATCTGCGTATGCTTGCGCGTCGGCCTGGGTGGTGTTGGGACCATCAGCCACGACGACTGCGCGAAGACGATCACCAACGCCGTTAGAGCCG